ATGGCGGACAATCCCAAGTCCCGCCGTCAGGGTGAACTGACGGCGCCTCCACGGTGCGCCCATGCCGGATGGAGCGCAATCTTTCTGGCCGAACTGGCCGCAACATCGAATGTGACGGCATCGGCGGCCAAGGCGGGGGTTTCGACCCGCCTGGTCTATGACACGCGCCGCCACGATGCCGAATTTGCACGCGCCTGGCGCTCGGCCCTTTGCGAAGGGTATGATGCGCTGGAAATGGCGCTGCTTTACCGCCTGCGGGTGGGCGAGTTGAAACCGGCAACGGGCGCCAAACGCGCCACGCGCAGCTTCGACAATGCCACCGCGCTGCGCCTGCTGGCCGCCCACCGCGAAACGGTGGCCCGCGAACGCGCCATCCGCGAGGAGGAGGACGCCGATGCGATCCTCGCCTCGATCAATGCGAAGCTGGAAAAGATGCGCGAACGCTGGCTGGCGGCAAAGGATGCCACCCATGAGGAATAAGCCGCCGCTGCTGGAATGCCTTCTGGCCCAATCGACGGCGCAAAGGCTGGCGGCGCTGGCGGTGCTGACCGGGGCCGAGCGCGCCGAATTGCGCCACCATTGGGAGCTTTGGGCGCGCCCCGAACAATTGCCCCCGCGCGGCGACTGGCGGATCTGGCTGGTGATGGCCGGGCGCGGGTTTGGCAAGACGCGGCTGGGGGCCGAATGGGTCCGCCGCGTGGCCGCCGACCATCCCGATGCGCGGATTGCTTTGGTGGGTGCGTCTCTGGGCGATGCCCGCGCGGTGATGGTCGAGGGCGAGAGCGGCATTCTGGCCTGCTCTCCTCCCCGCCGCCGCCCGCGCTTTGAACCCTCGCTGCGGCGGTTGGTCTGGCCCAACGGGGCGCAGGCGACGATTTACTCGGCGGGCGAACCCGAAAGCCTGCGCGGGCCGCAGCATAGCCATGCCTGGTGCGATGAAATTGCCAAATGGGATAATGCGGCGCAGCGGGCCGAGCAAAGCTGGAATAACCTCCTGCTGGGCATGCGCCTTGGCGAAAACCCTCAGGCGCTGGCCACCACCACGCCGCGCGCGGTGCCCCTGCTGATGCAATTGCTGGATCAGGAGGATGCGATCATCACGCGGGGGCGGACGCAGGACAACCTCTCGAACCTGCCCGCGCGTTTCCTCAAGGATATGCGCCGCAGTTTTGGTCGCTCGGCGCTGGCGCGGCAGGAGTTGGACGGCGAATTGCTGACCGACATCGAGGGGGCGCTCTGGACCCGCGCGATGATCGAAACCGCCCGCGAGAGCACCGCCGGGGCGCAGCCGGTGCGCACGGTGATCGGGGTTGACCCTCCGGCCTCGGCGGCGGGCGATGCCTGCGGGATCATCGTCGCGCAGTTGGGCGATGATGGGGTGGCGCGGATCCTTGCCGACGCCACCGTGCAGCGCGCGAGCCCGGAAAAATGGGCCAGAGCCGTGGCCGAAGCCGCCGCCACATGGCGCGCCGACCGCGTTGTGGCCGAGGCCAATCAGGGCGGGGCGATGGTGGAAAGCGTGCTGCGCGCGGCCTGCATCGCCCTGCCCATCCGGCTGGTCCACGCCAGCGTGGGCAAGGCGGCGCGGGCCGAGCCGGTCGCCGCGCTCTATGAAACGGGGCGCGTGCGCCATGTCGGCGCCTTCCCCGCGCTGGAGGACCAGCTTTGCGGTCTTGTGGCGGGCGGGGCCTATCAGGGGCCGGGCCGGTCGCCCGACCGCGCCGATGCCGCCGTCTGGGCGCTGACCGAACTGATGCTTTCCACCCGCGTCCCGCCGCGCGTGCTCGACCTGTAATTCCTTCGCCCAACCACTTGTTTTGAAAGGCGATCCCATGACCTTCCTTGAAACCATCGCTTCCGCCTTCAAGGGCAGGGGAGCCCGCGTGCCCCTGGCGCAGTCCTATGTCTCGCCATGGGTCTTCGGCGACAGCCACAATGGACGACAGCCCTTTGATTATCATCAGGCGGTGCGCCGCGCCTATCTGGAAAATCCGGTGGCGCATCGCGCGGTGCGGCTGGTGGCCGACGGCATCGCCGGGGCGCCGCTGGCGCCGACCGATCCGTCGCTGGCCATGCTGGTGCTGGAAACCTCGGCGGGGCAATCGCTGCTCGAAACGCTGGCCAGCCAGTTGCTGCTTCACGGCAATGCCTATGTGCAGATCCTGAAGGATGGGCTGGGCTATCCGGTCGAACTCTTTGCCCTGCGGCCCGAGCGGGTGACGCTGGTGTTCGGCAATGATGGCTGGCCCACGGGCATCACCTATCGCGTGGGCGACCGCTCGATGACGATCCCCATGTGCGATGCCGATGCCTCGCCCAATATCATCCATATCAAGGGCTATCATCCGGGCGACGACCATTATGGCGCGGGCTGCCTTGGCGCGGCGGATCAGGCGGTGGCCACGCATAATGCGGCGGCGGGCTGGAACCGGTCCCTGCTGGAAAATGCCGCGCGGCCTTCGGGGGCGCTGGTCTATGATGCGGGCAATGGCGCAGGCCTTTCGGGCGAACAGTTCGACCGGCTGCGCGAGGAATTGAACCGGGTCTTTTCCGGCTCTCCCAATGCCGGGCGGCCGATGCTGCTCGAAGGGGGCCTGAAATGGCAGTCGATGTCGATGTCGCCCGCCGACATGGATTTTGCTGCGCTCAAATCCGCCGCCGCGCGCGATATTGCGCTGGCCTTTGGCGTGCCGCCGATGCTGCTCGGCCTGCCGGGCGACAGCACCTATAACAATTACAAGGAGGCCAACAAGGCGCTCTGGCGGCTGACCCTCCTGCCGCTGGCCGACAAACTGCTTTCGGCCATTGCCGAGGGTTTGGAGACATGGTTCCCCGATGCGCGTCTGGCGATCGACCTTGATCGCATCCCCGCGCTGGCCGAGGACCGGCAGGCGCTGTGGAGCCAGATCAACGCCGCCAATTTCCTGACCGATGCGGAAAAGCGCGAGATGCTGGGGCTTCCCGCGCTTGGCCTTGGGCCGCAAACCGCCCAGGTGCAGCCATGAAACGCGAAGATATGCTGGCGCGGCTGATGGCGCAGGAAAATGCCGATGGGGGCGATCTGATCACCCTGCGCGCGATTGTCGAGGAGGCCAGCGAACTGGGCGCGGCGCGGATGCTGGCGCGCATGGGGCTCAATGATGATGGCGCCTCTGATGACCTGTCGGAACTGCGCGAATTGCTGCGCGCATGGCGCGATGCCAAGCGCAGCATGTGGAAGGCGGTGATCGACTGGGCGGTGCGCGCCGGGCTGGCCGCGGTGCTGGTGGGCATTGCCATGCGGTCGGGAGCAGGAGAATTGCTGAAATGACGGCAGAACCTGAAGATAGCCTGCGCTTTGCCGGCTATGCGGCCCTGTTCGACAAGCGCGATGCCGGGCGCGACACGATCCGCCCCGGCGCCTTTGCCCGCACACTGGCCGAGCGGGATGCGCGCCGTCAGGGCCCCCTGCCCCTGTTCTGGCAGCATAATCCGGACCAGCAGATCGGCTGGATCGAAAAGGCAGCCGAGGATGAGCGGGGCCTGCGCGTCATCGCCCGGATCGACAATCCGGCGGGCGGCGCGGCGGCGGCCCTGAAAACCGGCAAGGTCACGGGCCTGAGCTTCGGCTATCGCGCCCGCGCCTTTGACCGCGATGCGCAGGGCCGCGAATTGCGCGACATCGACCTCTACGAAGTCAGCCTGGTTACCCACCCGATGCAGCATGACGCGCGGGTCCATATGGTCACCGGCCCGGCCGTCTGAGCGCGGCCCTCATCCTCCTTCCATTTTTCCGTTTTTCGTCGAGCCGCCTTTGGGGGCGGCCCTCTTGTGTGAAAGGTAAATGCCCCATGGAACATGAAAACCTGAGCAATGGTCTCGACGCCTCGTTCGACATCGTGGCCCGTCAGGAAGCCGCCGATGCCGCGCTGAACGCGCTGCGCGGTGAAATTGAGGAAGTAAAGTCGCGCTTCCGGCCCTCGGCCCGCCCGCCGCTCGCCGCCGCCGATGGCGGGAATCATGAGCTGAAGGGCTTTGTCGATGGTTATCTGCGCGCCGGGCGCGATACCGAGCTGAAGTCGCTCAACACCGCCGCGATGGGCGATGGCGGCTTTGTCGTCCCCACCGTGCTGGACCAGCAGATTGCCGAGCGCCTGGCTCGCCTCAGTCCGATCCGCTCGATCGCGCAGGTGGTCCAGACCACCACCTCGGACTATCGCAAGCTGATCGCCGTCGGCGCTCCCCAGTCGGGCTGGGCCAGCCAGACCGCCGCGCGGGGCGAAACCACCTCGCCCAAATTCGCTGAAATCATCCCCCCCTCGGGCGAGCTTTATGCCAATCCCTCGGCCACGCAATTCATGCTGGATGATGCCGGTTTCGATGTCGAAGGCTGGCTGGCGGGCCAGATCGCCAATGAATTCGCCCGCGCCGAAGGGGCCGCCTTCGTTTCGGGCAATGGCACCAACCAGCCGCTGGGCTTCCTGACCGGCACGCCCAGCAGCGCCGATGACACCACGCGCAGCTTCGGCACGCTCCAGTATCTGGGCTCGGGCGATGCGGCGGGTTTGGGCACGACGCCCGATGATCGGCTGATCGACATGGTGATGGCGCTGAAACCGGGCCATCGTCAGGGCGCGGCATGGGTGATGAATGCGGCCACCATCGCCCAGATCCGCAAGGTCAAGGATTCGACCGGCGCCTATATCTGGCAATCCTCGATGATGGATGGCCAGCCCAACCGCCTGCTGGGCTATCCGGTGGTCGAGGCGGCCGATATGCCCGATGTGGCCGCAGGCGCCTATCCGATTGCGTTTGGCAATTTCCAGAACGGCTATCTGATCACCGAACGCTTCGGCACCCGCCTGCTGCGCGATCCTTACAGCAACAAACCCTATGTCAACTTCTACGCCACCAAGCGCGTGGGCGGACAGGTGCTCGATAGCGACGCGATCAAGCTGCTCAAGATCACCGCCTAAAGGCTCTCCCCGCCTGGCCCCTCGCGCCGCGACGCCGTTTCGGCGCGAGGGGCACCTTTTCGTTCATGCAAATAAGGGAGACCGCCATGACGCGGGTTATCGTCACGCCACCGGTTCTGGCACCTGCGGCGCTGGCCGAGCTGAAGGACTGGCTTGGCATCACCATTTCGGCGGACGATGCGGGTCTGACCAGCCTGCTCGGCACCGCGCTGGAGGTTTGCGCCGATTATATCGGGATGGTGCCGCTGGCCGCCACCTATGAAGAGACGCTTTGCATGCCTACTGGGCGCTCCGCCATGCCCGGCCCGACCGATTGGCAAAGCTGCCATTTCCCCGGCGACTGGCATGGGCGTGCGAGCCATGATGGGTGGCACCGGCTGGGCCTGCGCCCTGTCTCGGCGCTGATCTCGGTCGAAGCCCTGAGCAGCACGGGCGCGCGCTCCGCCCTGTCCGATACCCAGTATGCGGTGCGGATCGACGGCGACGGGCAATGCGCGATCCGCATTCCCGCCGCCATCGGGCTGGATCGCGCGGTGGTGCGTTTCTCCGCGGGACTGGCGGATCAATGGTCAGGCCTGCCCGAATCCTTGCGCCATGGGATCATGCGCCTTGCCGCGCATCAATATCGCCAGCGCGAAAGCGCCGGGGCCGACGCCCTGCCGCCCGCCTCGGTCACCGCGCTGTGGCGGCCATGGCGCCGGATGCGCATGGCATGATCGCCGCCACGTTTCAGCCCGATTTGGGCCAGTTAGCCAATGTGTTGACCCGGCAGGCCGAAGCCATCGCCGAGGAAGCCGTCCAACAAGCCCGGAGCGGCGTTGATTCCACCGCCATCTGGCGCGATGCGCGCCTGCTCTGGCCCGCCTTTACCGCCAATCAGGGAGGATAGGCCCCATGGAAATTCCCCTGCGCGCCAGCCTGATCGAATGGCTGGCCAGTGATGCCGCGCTTGGCTCCATGCTCAACGCCATCACCGAGGAAGCGCCCAGCCGCACCGCTCTGCCATGGCTGGCCATCGCCACAAGTGCCAGCGTCGACTGGAGCACCAAGTCCGAGGCGGGCTATGAAACGCGCATCGCGCTTGAACTGCACCTGCGCGGCGACCGGCCCGAGGATGGCGCAGCCGTGACCAGCGCGGTTCAGGCGCGCATCGCCAGCCTGCCGCGCGATCAGGGCCCCTATCGCATCGTCACGCTGAATTTCCTGCGCAGCCGCGCCGAAGCGCGGCCCAACAACACGCGCGCGATGCTGCTGGAATATCGCTTCCGCACCATCGCTGCCTGACCCCTTTCCTTTCAAGGAGGACATCATGACCGCTCAATCCGGAGCCGCCTTTCTGCTGAAAATCACCGATGGCGCCGCAACCCCTACGTTCAACACCGTGGCGGGCCTGCGCACCACCCAGATGTCGATTGCCGGACAGGCCGTGACCATCACCACCAAGGACAGCGCGGGCTGGCGCGATCTGCTCTCGGGCGCGGGCGCGCGCACCATTTCGGTCAGCGCCGCCGGGGTGTTCATGGGATCGGCCGCCGAGGCCCGCATCCGCACCAATGCGCTGGGCGGGGTGATCGACACCTATCAGCTCAGCTTTGAGGACGGCAGCAAAATGCAGGGCAAGTTCCTGGTCCAGAAGCTGGAATATTCGGGCGATTACAACAGCGAACGTTCCTATACGATCCAGCTCGAAAGCTCCGGCCCGGTGGTGCCGGTATGAATGCCGCCAACCCGTGGCGCGGCGAATCCAGCCTGATCGTGGCGGGCGAGGCGTGCGTGCTGCGCCCCAGCTTTGCCGCGCTGGTGGCCGCCGAGGAGGAGCTGGGGCCGCTGTTCGCTCTGGTTGAGCGCGCGGCGGCGGGGCAATTGCGCCTGGCCGAGCTGATCGGCCTGTTCTGGCACTGCCTTGCCCGGCGCGATGGCATCACCCGTGAGCAATTGGGCGAGGCGGTGGTGGCGCAGGGTCTGGCAGGCGTTTCGCCGCAATTGCGCGGGTTGTTGGGCCAGATCCTGCAGGGCGAAGGGTGATGGCCGAGGGCGCCAGCTTTGGCGAGGGCTCGCGGCGATTGGCCGGGCTGGCGGCAAGGCTGCTGGGATGGCGGCCCCATGAATTCTGGGCCGCGACCCCTGCCGAACTGGCCGCCATTCTGGCCCCCGATGCAGCCCCCGGCCCCGCGCCGCTGACCCGCGAGGAAATGAACCGCTTGATGGAGCGCGACCATGGCTAATACTTCCAGTTCCAGCGGCTCGGATACGGTCCAGAGCCTGCTCATCGACGTGCGCGCCAGCACGCAGGGCTTTGCGCAAGACATCTCCGCCATGCGCAGTGGTTTCGATACCACACTGCTGCCCGGATTTACGCAGGCAGGCTCGGCGCTCGACACTGCGCTGACGCAGGCGTTGAAGCGCGGCAGCAGCGGGTTTGGCGATTTGCGCACCACCGCGCTCAAGGCGCTGGCCGATATTGCCGCCAGCGCGTCGAGCAGCCTGTTGTCCGGCGCGCTGGGGCTGGAGAGCAGCTCGGGCACCACCTCGGGCATCTCCTCGCTGATCGGCTCGGTCCTCGGCCTGCCCGGACGGGCGACCGGCGGGCCCGTCTCGCCGGGTCAGGCCTATCTGGTGGGCGAGCGCGGGCCGGAGCTGTTCGTGCCGACCTCGGCCGGTTCTGTCGCCTCGAATGGCGCGCTCAACACCGCCTCACGCAATGTGAACGTGTCGATCCAGCTTAACAGCGGCAGCAGCGATGCCCCCGCCGCCATGCAGCGATCGAGCCGCCAAGTGGCCAGCGCCGTGCGCCGCGCCCTGTCCCAATCCTGATGCCGCAACCCTGCCCACGAAAACCTGAAAGAGTAGGAACCACCGATGGCCTTCTGGCTTGCCTCCACCCGCGAGGGGCAGGAAACCGACTGGATCCAGCGCTTTGACCCGCGTTTCTGGACGGTGAACTTTCCGCGCCCGATGATGGCCGCGATCACCACGCCCGCGCCCGACGCGTTGCGGCTCGACGCCTGTTTTCTGACGCAGGGCGATCTGGCCGGGCTGATCTGGGAAAGCGAGGATACGCTCGACCATCCGCTGCTGTCCTATGCCACAGGGCGCGATTATACGGGCACGACCCTTTCGTTCCACTGGCGCTCAAACGGGCTGGTCGCGCTGGATCAGGCCAATGGCCCCACGCTGACCATCGAGGGGCGCGATGCGGCGGGCGCGGCGCACACATGGTTTGTCCGCCTGTGGAACTTTGCCAGCGGATCGGGCGAGGACGCGCAGGTCACGCTGAATTTTTCCGAAGTTTTCGGCGGATGGTCGCGCGATTCCGGAATTGACCCGCTTTATCCCGCCGACATCGACCGCATGTTCATCTCGCTGGTGCCCAGCGGCTATGTCGCCGGATCGGCAACGCCTTTGAGCGCCAGCGCCGATGCATGGGCGGAAATGACCAATATCCGCTGCACGGGCCGCCAGGCGATGCTGCGGATCGGCAATGTCTTTGTGCCGCCCCATGGGCTGGCGATGGCCACGGCCTATGATGACAGTTTCAACCAGACGCCTGCCCGCCTGCTGCGCTCGGTGCGCCAGCTCGGTTATCGGGGCAGCATCCTGCACTATGTCGGGATGAGCCACTTCTTCCAGCTCACCGCATCGGGCGGCGGCTATCTGGTGGGCCTGTCGGGCGATCCCTTGTGCCTGCCCGCGCGGGCCTGGCACAGCGAGTTCTTCGCCGCATGTCAGGCATGGGGCTATTCACCCATCGTCTCGCTGTCCTATGAGGTTCTGGCCGCGCATTGCCCATCGGCTTGGCAGCAGCGCGCGGCCAATGGCGATCCGGCGCTGACCGGCTGGTCGCCGCCCTCGGCGTTGATGTCCCCGGCCAATACGGCGGCGATGACATGGCAGAAGTCGGTCGCCGCCGCCTTTGCCCAACTGCTGGTCGATGCCGGTTGCGCGGTGCGCTTTCAGGTGGGCGAGCCGTGGTGGTGGGTGATGGGCGATGGCCGGATCTGCATCTATGACGATGCGGCCAAGGCAGCCTTTGGCGGCAGCCCGGTGGAGATCGCCGACCTGCGCGCCAGCCTGACATCCGCGCAAACCGCCCTGCTGGATCAGGCGGGAGCGATGCTGGCAGCCTCGACCATCGCTTTGGCCGGGGCGGCACGGGCGGTGGCGCAGACCGCAGGCGTGGCCAGCGAGACGCTGCTGCTGACTTTCGTGCCCACCGTGCTTGATCCCGCAACCCCAGAGGCGCGGCGGGCCAATATGCCGGTCGGCTGGGCCAGCCCCGCTTTCGACCGGCTACAGGTGGAAGATTACGACTGGCTGACTGCGGGCGCCGATGCGCGGCGGTATGCGGCCTATCAACTCGTCAACGACCGACTGGGATACCCACCCGAACAGCAGGATTATCTGGCCGGTTTCGTCCTTTTGCCCAGCCAATCGGCGCAATGGCGCATGATCTACCAAGGCATTGGCGAGGCACGCGACCGGGCGGCCCACGAAATTTTCGTCTGGGCGCTGCCGCAGGTCTGCCGTGACGGCTTTGTCGCCCTGCCCCTATCAGAGGACAGCAACGATATGAACGCTTTCGACGATGTGGCCTATCCGCTGCCACTGGGGCTGGACACCAAGATCAGCCCTGCCTTTTCGACCAGCGTGACCACCACGGCCTCCGGCTTTGAGCGCCGCAACAGCCTGTGGAGCGATGCCAGGTTGAGCTTTGATGTGGGGCCGGGCATTCGCTCGGAACAGGATCTGGGCTGTCTGCTGGGGTTCTTCCGCGCGCGGCGCGGCCCGGCGCGCGGCTTCCGCCTGAGCGATCCCAGCGATTTCAGTTCGAACGGCATGACCGGCACGCCCTCGGCCGGCGATCAGATATTGGGCACCGGCGACGGCTTGCTGGCCAGCTTCCCCCTCGTCAAACGCTATGGTGTGGGGGCGCTGGGCGATGATGAGGCCCAGTTGCGGCGCATTACCCGCCCACGCAGCGGCTCGGTGCTGGTCAGCGTCAATGGCATGGCGCAGGCGAGCGGGTGGGTGCTGGGCGCGGGCGGTATCGTGCAGTTTACCACGCCGCCCGCCGCCGGGGCCATCGTGCGCGCGGGCTTCCTGTTCGATGTGCCGGTGCGTTTTGAACAGGATCGCCTCGACATTTCGGGCCTGACCTTTCTGGCCGGCGAGGCGCCCTCGGTTCCCCTGATCGAAGTGCGGGAGGCGGTATGAGCCGGGTATGGTTCGCGCAGGAACTCGAAACCGTGGCCACCTATTGGCGCATCATGCGCGGCGATGGTGTGGCTTTGGGCTTTACCACGCATGATCGCGATCTGTGGTTCGATGGGCTCAACCATATGGCGGCGCCCGGCATGATGCCCGCCGCCATCCGGCGCACATCGGGGCTGGACGATGATTCGGCCGAAATCACCGGCGCGATCAGCCATGACGCGATCAGCGGTTTTGACCTGCAATCGGGCCGGTTCGAGGGCGCGCGCGTGGTAGTCGGGGTGGTCGATTGGGAAACACTGGAGCATCAGCCGCTCTATCGCGGCGCAATCGGCACGGTCAGTCAGGAAATGCAGGGTTTTGTGGCCGAACTGGAATCGAGCAAGGCCGAGCTGGCCCGCGATCCGATCCCGCGCACCAGCCCCACATGCCGCGCCCAATTCTGCGACCGGGATTGCGCCTTGTCGGCGACGCGATTTACGCATGAGGCCACGCTGCTGGCACATGATCTGGACAGCAACCTGATCCATCTGACCGTTTCGTCGGGTTCTGGGCTCGATTTGGGCCTGTTGCTGGGCGGGACGCTGCGCTGGATCGACGGGCCTTATGCGGGCCTGTCGATGACGATCACCGGGCGTTCCGGCAGCTTTCTGATGCTGGACCATCCGCTCGATCTGGCGCTGACCAGCGGGTTGCGGGTGGCGCTGCGCGAGGGTTGCGATCACACGCTGGCCACATGCGGCGAGCGTTTTGGCAATGCCGCCAATTTTCGCGGCGAACCATTCCTGCCGGGCAACGATCTGGTGGTGCGCTATGGGATGGCAGGATGAGTTCCGGGCCGGATCTGGCGCGGGCTGCCGAGGATCTGGTCGGCACGCGCTTTCGCCTGCATGGCCGCCATCGCGAACATGGGCTTGACTGTCTGGGCGTGCTGGCGGCGGCGCTACGGGCGATCGGGCGGCCCGGCGATTTGCCCACCGATTATGCATGGCGCAACGCCAATCCGCAGCGCGCGCTGGATCTGGCCGGGCGGTGGGGTTTTGTCGCGGTTGATGGTGCGATCCTGCCCGGCGACGTGATCCTGCTGCGCATGGGGGCGGCCGCGCTGCATTTCATCATCGCCGTTTCGGGCGGCGGCTTTGTCCACGCCCATGCCGGCCAGCGTCTGGTGCTGTGCTCACCCGCCATGCCCGATGGCGTGATGGTCGAACACTGGCGCCTTGATCCAAACCTTTAAGGAAGCAGACCATGGCTACGATTTTGTTCACGGCGATCGGCACCGCTTTTGGTGGGCCTTTGGGCGGCGCGCTGGGCGCTCTGGTCGGCAGCCAGATCGATGGAGCGGTCTTTGGCACCTCCACAAAACGGCAGGGCGCCCGCCTGCAGGACCTGAGCGTCACCACCTCGACCTATGGCGCCGCGATGCCGCGCCATTATGGCCGGATGCGGGTGGGCGGCACGATCATCTGGGCCACGGATCTGAGCGAGCACAGTTCGACCAGTGGCGGCGGCAAGGGACAGCCCTCGACCACCAGTTACAGCTATACATCCTCCTTCGCGGTCGCGCTGGCCAGTCGCCCGATCATCGGGATTGGCCGGATCTGGGCCGACGGCAAATTGCTGCGCGGGTCTTCTGGCGATCTCAAGGTGGGGGGCACTTTGCGCGTTTACACCGGGACAGCGGATCAGGCCGCCGATCCGCTGATGGTCTCCTTGCTGGGCGGCGATCTGTGTCCAGCCTTTCGGGGCACGGCCTATGTGGTGTTTGAGGATCTGCAACTGGGCGAATTCGGCAACCGCCTTCCCAGCCTCAATTTCGAGGTCTTTTGCGATGAGGGCGCGCTCAATCTGGCCACGCTGGTTCAGGATGCGGTCGAGGAGGCTCAGGCCGATGTGCCGGTTGACGGCATCCTGGGCTTTTCCTGCTCGGACCCGCTGGCCGATACGCTCGCGGCGTGGTTGCCGATTGTCCCGATTGTCTGCGATGCCGATGGCGATGGGCTGACGATCACGCAGCAGGATGTCGCGGCTCCCCGGATGCTGGGCGAACCGGTCGCGGCCACGGGCACCGGGGATTTCGGTGGCAAGGGCGGCTATAGCTGGAAACGCACGCCGCCCACCAAATCGCCGCCCAGATCGCTGCGCTATTACGACGTCGACCTGGATTATCAGCCCGGATCGCAACGGGCGCCCGGCAGCGCCCTGTCGGGCCAGCCCAAGACGCTCGACCTGCCCGTCAGCACGACCGGCGCGGAAGCCTTTCGCCTGATCTGCGGCGCGGTGCAGAGCGATGACTGGGCGCAGGAAACGATCCAGTGGCGCTGCGCCGAGCTTGATCCGGCGGTGGCTCCGGGTCGCTGCGTCACGCTGCCCTCCGTTCAGGGCCTGTGGCAGGTGAAAGACTGGGAATGGCGCGAAACGGGGATCGAACTGAGCCTTGCACGTATCCCACCGGCGCAAGCGCTGATCCGTTCGGCAACCGCCTCGGGGCAGGCCAATCTGGCCTCTGATCTGGCGATAGGCCAGACCAGGATCGCCGCCTTCGAATTGCCCTCGGACGGAAGCAGCGCGGGCGATGCCGGGCTGATCTATGCCGCGCTCTCCTCCTCAGGCAGCGCCTGGAAGGGCGCGGTGCTTTACATGGACGACGGGGCGGGCGCCCTGACCCAGATCGGCACCAGCGGGCGGCAACCGGCTACGCTGGGCAAGGCGCTCACCGCACTGGCGGCAGGGCCATCGCACAGGCTGGACCGGAACAATTCGGTTGAGATCGAACTGGCCAATGACGATCTGGCACTGGCTGATGCGTCGCTGCGCCAATTGTCGGCGGGCAGCAATCGCGCGCTGCTGGGCACCGAGATCGTGCAATTCGGCCGCGCGGTGCCGCTGGGCGGCGCAAGGTGGCGGCTGGAGCAGTTGCTGCGCGGGCGCGCGGGCACCGAAGCGGCGATCAGCGGCCATGCGGTCAATGAGCCCTTTGTCCTGCTCGACGATGCCGTGATCGAATTGGACAAGAGCAAGCTGGGCAGTTCGAATGATATCCTGATTGCGGCCATGGGGCTGGGTGACAGTGATCCGGTCGAGAGCGCAATTGCCTGTCGCGGGATTGCCACCCGCCCGCTTTCACCCGTGCAGGGACAGGCAGCGCCGCAATCGGATGGCGCGCTGAGCCTGAGTTGGACGCGAAGAGCGCGCGGGGCCTGGATATGGTCCGATTATGTCGATGTTCCCCTGAAAGAGGAAAGGGAGGCCTATCAGGTTGGTTACGGTCCGACCTCAGCCCCCAACGCTTTGTGGGAAGTCACTTCCGCCAGCCTGACCCTGAGCGCTGCAGCGCAGGCCGATCTGGTGTCCGCTCATGGCCATGGCGCGCTCTGGGTCAAGCAGGTCGGCACCTACCAGGCCTCCGATGCGCTGCATCTGTATGATCTGTGA